CGTACTAGTACGCAACTTCTCAGAGAGCTTAAATGACATCACTTAGCTCTTCGAAAAGTGCTAAGTGTTCGCGTTTTGGCTTATAAGCGAATAAGCGTATGGTATGAAGTTAAAGCAAAAGTGGTTGCTGAATTTTTACACCCAAATAAAAAATTTTCTCACCTCTATTTTATAGAGTATAAAAATGTATTGTATTGATTTTAAAATTTTGAAAACAAAATAAAAATTAGTATAGGAATCGTGGCGCGAGAGAGACTGTTTCCTTAAGAAACGGCTATGACCTCTCAGCTTAGTAGCAGGCTGCGTCCCAGTTATATGTTTGCCGTTTGGGCGATCCTTAGCGTAGACAATTTTAAGGGAAAATTGGTCGCTACGCGGCGTGAGGCCTTCCCCGAACTTATGACTGTTACTCCTCAGACGAATGGAATCAGAGGTGTGGCGGAATTTACGCCGCGGTTGTAGGACCGCACATACCGGTAATTGAGGCCGGTTTAAACTTCCTTTTTATTTAACCTTGCCTGGCCTTCTCACGAAGGACAGGGAAAAAGAGTGGTACTTTCTTTTGCAGTTAGTATCCGGCTCTACGTGTGACGCTTGAGGTAGTCTTATGACGTAAACCCTTTTGTTAGCCGTAGTGCCCGCCGCAAAAAACACCGTTTTGTGTCTTTTTTCAAAAGACTCAAATCGGCGTTGTGAGCGGCATCCCTTATCAGATTAATGATTATGGATGCCTTTAACAATGCCAACCCTTTTCCGAGTAATGTACGTGATTCAGAAGAAACAGTAGAAGCGCAAGTGCCTTGGACGTGTTTAACTTGGATTCTCCTTCGACAGGGAGTGTCTAAGTCTCAGATTTACGAATTTGTGAAATCAATTGATTCGTATTGGTTGCATGAAGATGGACATAGTGTTAAGTTGCCGACATCTATGTCTGGATGGACTATATATGGATTAAGAGTTTTCCTGAATTTGTATGAAAGACCTGGAGTTATTGTATACAGAGACGGAACCACGGATAAGATTAACTACATAAACATGACACCCAGTGAAGCCTTAAATTGTTATAACAATGGCAAGGTATATATGCTGGAAGATGATCATTGGTCGTTGAAACCTGCGAAGAATTCACGAATTTTGGTCATGTCACCCATGGACGATGTAGATCTACTCCGCGGAGGTTGGGGGAAGAAAAAAGAAAAGCAAAATAAAAAGCAAAATAACCTTAAACAAACGCAAATAAGTGAGTTACCGTGTTATGGATGGACCGGAATAACGGAGAAAGATAACCGTGCTCATCAAATATTTGTTTCTGATAAAAAGGAGAAGAAGAAGTTTATTAACCGTGTTTTGAAGAAGGTAGTGACAAGCACTACAACGAAGGAGAAAAAAGACCATTTGGAGAAAAGACTCTGCAATTATTATTCTGCTAGTGATACTTTAATTGATCACTTGCTGGATACCCCCGTGCTATCAGGCATTGGTTCTATCATGATTATGATACGTTCCTACGTGAAAAACAAAGATAAAGCTATTTTGGCCGCCTTGATGTTGCAAATGATTAGTGTGGCTACGATGACAGACGACGTACGGAAGTTTATATCACAATATACTCTTTCCAAAGAAGATATAGTCGCTTATTTGAAAAAGTTTATAAGTGACTCGGTTACACCACAGTTGAGTGAACATGATACGTTTGTCGCGTCTTCCGGTTTTCTGGACGATTTTAAAACATTTTCCGCGAGCACCATAGGAAAGGTAATGAACAAAATAATGTCTTCAGCATTATTGTCTACAATGGCTTCTTCTTTAAAAGCTAGTTTAGACTTTTCTGTGGCAAGCTCTTTACTGAGCAGTTTAGTGCGAGATTTTGATGTCTTCGATATGTTGATTACCCTGGGTCAGAAATCTCTAGAATATTTTAGTAGATTATTTCCGAACCGGTTTGTCAATACAGTTCGTAAGCTGGATGATGCACTAACCTTTAGTAGACTGCACCCTCTTATAGAAGCCTCATATTCAACTACGCCTATGGCAGTTTCAATAGGTAATTATCTTCCTTACGCCGAGGGAAAATTACCCGCTTTATTAGCAGATTATGCAGAATACGAAAGGATAGCTGTAGCGTACGGCTATAAAGTTTCACCGAAATTTCAAAGCAAATACTCAGACATGAAAGTGTGTTCGGAAGCTGGAAAACCCAGAGATTTACCTTTTGGAATAGCGCTTATTGGACCGCCAGCAACTGGAAAGACCACCTTTGTTGAAGAGATATGGACGATATCCCGCCAAGAATGGGGACTCGATGAGACGGCTCGTTG